CCACGGATCAGACACAGAAGAGTAGTTTTGAAATAAGGGTTGCGCATTTAGGGAAGAGGTGCAAAATGGCTACGAAAAATTCGAAAAGAACAACAAAGAGTCGAGAGCAAAAAGAATACGAGCGACTCGCTGAGCTTTATCAGAATATACCCGAAAACAAGAGAGCTCTTGTTGAAGGTTTGCTCTGGCAGGCAGCCAGATTGAGAGTTTCACTCGACGATCTGTACGAAGACTTGCAGAAAAATGGCAATACGGAGATGTTCAAGCAGGCGAACGACGGAGTTGAGTTCCCCAGAGAACGACCTGAGTCGAAGATCTTCGCAACGAGAGACAAAAGCTACTTGTCGATCATCAAAAAGCTCGATGATCTGCTCCCGGTGCAGGAGAAGAAGAGTGGCTTTTCTAAACTGTGACAAATTACATCAATAAATACTATCAGGCCATCAAAGATGGCTCGATAACCGTCGGCAGATGGATATTACTTCTGTATGAGTACATCGTGAAAGGACTTGAGAACAAGTCCTTTTATTTTGCACCGAAAAAAGCGGAACAGGCGATCAAGTTCATTGAGAACTATTGCCATCACTCAAAAGGAAGGAACGATCTGCTCAAGCTGGAGCTGTGGCAGAAGGCTCTCGTCTCTGTCATCTTCGGAATTGTAGATGAAGACAATTACCGACAGTTCCGAGAGGTTGTCCTGATAATAGCCAGGAAGAACGGCAAGTCATTGTTCGCAGCAGCGATCATGGCTTATGTATCGTTCCTGGATGGAGAGTACGGAGCCGAGATCTATTGCTTGGCACCGAAGCTCGAACAGGCCGAGATAGTCTACTCGTGCTTCTGGCAGATATGTCTGGCGGAAGAGGATCTCCTTGATAAGATCCAGCATCGAGGCAGACTGTCTGACTATTACATACCGGACTCGAACACGGTCATTAAGAAGGTCGCGTTCAATGCCAAGAAGTCAGATGGCTTTAACCCACATCTCGTAGTTTGTGACGAGATCGCTTCGTGGGTAGGAGATCCGGGCAAGAAACAGTACGAAGTAATGAAGTCGGCTCTGGGTGCAAGAAAGCAGCCGCTCCTGATGAGCTGCACGACATCGGGATATGTAAACGAAGGAATCTATGACGAGCTGTTCAAGCGTGGTACCCGATTCCTTCTGGGTGACTCGAAGGAGAAGAGACTCCTTCCTGTCTTTTACATGATAGATGACGAAGAGAGATGGAACGACATCAACGAACTTGCGAAGTCGAACCCTAATCTCGGAGTCTCGGTCTCTGTCGACTATATGCTCGAAGAGATCGCCATAGCGGAGGGATCCCTTTCGAAGAAAGCGGAGTTCCTCACAAAATACTGCTGCATCAAGCAGTCATCCGAGCAGGCTTGGCTTGCGACTAAGACAGTCGACAATGCGGTTTGTGAACCGCTCCTGCCGGATGACTTTAAGAACTGTTACGCAGTCGGAGGCATAGACCTGTCCATGACAACGGACTTAACCTCTGCCTGTGTGGTAATAGAAAAGAACGGTATCGAGAATGTTATATCTCACTTCTGGCTTCCCTCCGACAAGATCGAGGATGCCATAGCGCGAGACGATATTCCGTACAGAGAAATGATAGAACGCGGAGTCCTCTCTCTCTCAGGAGAAGGCTTCGTCGACTATAACGATGTCTTCATGTGGTTCATGAGACTCGTGCAAGACTACAAGATCATGCCTCTTGTAGTTGGCTATGACAGATACAGTTCACAGTATCTGGTCCAGCAGATGAAAAATGACGGAGGCTTCCTGATGGATGATGTCTATCAGGGATGGAACATGACTCCGGCCATAAACAAGCTCGAAGGAGAGTTGAAAGAGAGAAGTATCAAGATCGGTGACAATGCGCTCCTGCGTGTTCACCTTCTTGACACTGCGCTTCAACGTGACCGGATGACCAAGAGAGTCAAGATAGTCAAGTTGAACGACAACAGTCATATAGACGGAACGGCTGCCCTGCTTGATGCCTTGATAGTCAAGGATAAATGGGCTGGCACTTACGGAAGGCAATTAAAGAACGAGTGAGGAATGGAGAATGGGACTTTTAGAGATACTCTTTCCAAAAAAGTACATCACACCTATCCAGACTGAAAGGTGGGAACCTCTGACAGCTTATAGAGCAGCCTTTACTTCTTGGAAGGGTGAGATCTACGAGTTTGATCAGGTAAGGAGCGCGATCGACTGTCTGGCAAGGAACACCGGAAAGCTCCAGATCGAGATGACCGGAACTGCGAAAGGCAAGATGAGAACAAAGCTCAAGATCAGGCCGAACCAGTATCAGACATGGTATCAGTTCTGGTACCGTGCGAGGACCATCTACGAGATGCAGAACAATGCGATCATTGTTCCCATCCTTGATGAGTACGATAACATCGCTGGTCTTTTCCCGGTCCTTCCTTCCTCTTGTGAAGTGGTACAGACAAAAGGCGGAAAAGAATACCTCCGATATACCTTCGCCAATAACCAGAAGGCAGCCATCGAGCTGGAGAAGTGCGGAGTCATCACGAAGCATCAGTACAAGAATGACATCTTCGGTGACAGTAACAATTCTCTGAACTCGACACTGACTGTTCTGGATCTCAATAAGCAGGCTATCAAGGCTGCAGTGGAAGGTTCGAACTCATACAAGTTCATGGCAAGGATGACAAACTTCGCCAAAGACGAGGACATCGCAAAAGAGAGACAGAGAGTTAAGGAAGCCAACCTCAAGGACAAAGACGGTTTCCTTCTTTTGTTCTCCAACCTGATCGGTGAACCTAAGCAGATTGATTATCATCCGTTCACTCTTGATGAGAAGCAGCTCACGAGAATCGATTCAAACATCGAGAAGTATTTTGGTGTCTCGACCGAGGCGATCAAGAACGAGCTGACCGGAGACAAAGCTTCCGCTTTCTATGAAGGCGCGATAGAGCCTTTCTCCATCCAGGCATCGGAAGTCATAACGAATATGCTTTTCACTCCTGTTGAACAGTCGACAGGAAATCTGTTTGCGCTTACTGCAAACCGTATTCAGTTCATGACCAATTCCGAGAAGCTGAACATCAGCTCGTCAATGGCTGACCGAGGCCTTATGACCATAAACGAGATCAGAGCGATCTGGCAGTTGCCTCCGATTGAAGGTGGAGACAGACTGGTCGCTCGTGGTGAGTATTACTACATGGATCCGACAGCAGATCCGAGCAAACAGGAGGAACAAGAAAATGCCGAGTAAGGAAAGAGAATATCGTTCGATGGAGCTGCGTTCAGTAGTTTCCGAGAATGATGATAAGAGCTACATCGTAGAAGGTTATGCAACGACCTTCGGTGACACATACGAGCTCTATCGTGATGGTCACTACATCGTAAGAGAGAATGTCGACAAGGATGCTTTCAGAAATACAGACATGAGTGATGTCGTATTCCAGATTGATCACGGTGGAAGAGTTTATGCCAGGACAAAGAATAACCTCCTGCAGCTCGACACTGATGAGCACGGACTCCACACAAGAGCCGACCTCTCCAAGACTGCTTCCGCTCGTGAAGTGTTTGAAGACATTGAGGCTGGTAACTATTACCAGATGAGCTTCGCTTTCACAGTAACTAAGGACAGCTACATCGAGGAAGAGGCCGAGAACGGAGACTACATCCTGACCAGAACAATTCTTGAGGTCGGAAAGTTATATGACGTAAGTGCAGTTTCTTTCCCGGCTAACCCTAACACAGATATTTCAGCGCGAACAAAAGAGCTTTGTGACGGAGAGATCGCCAAGTTTGAAGCGGAGCGACTTCATGCGCAGGAAATAAAAGAAAAGAGGACAGCAGTTCTCGACAAAATCAATTCAATTTTGGAGGTGTCACATGATTGACATTAAAGAAATGACAATCGAAGAGGTCGAAGCACGCGCCTCTGAGATTAAAGCTGAGGTAGCAGAGGCTTCCGAGGAAAGAATCGCAGAACTCGAAGCAGAAGCAAGCCAGCTCGAAGCAAGAGCCACAGAGCTCAAGAAGATCGCAGCAGAGGCTCAGGAGACTCGTGAAGCAGTCGCACAGGGCAAGGCTGAGGTCGAAGAAATCAAAGAAGTCATTACGGAGGAAAGAAAGATGACAAATTCAGAAGTTATTAAGTCTGCTGAGTACAGAAACGCTTTTAAGCAGTACATCCTTACTGGTAAGGATGAAGAGTGCCGTGCGCTCCTCACAGAGAACGTAGCTACAGGTACAGTTCCTGTTCCGGAGCTCGTTTATGACATCGTTAAGAACGCATGGGAGAAAGAGGGCATCATGGCTCTCGTTAAGAAGGTTTACCTCAAGGGTAACCTCAAGGTTGGTTTTGAGATCTCTGCTGACGGTGCAGTCATTCACACAGAGGGTGCTGCTGCTCCCAGTGCTGAGAACCTCGTTCTTGGTGTTGTTGAGCTCGTTCCTGCTTCCATCAAGAAGTGGATCTCAATCTCTGACGAAGTTCTCGACATGGATAGCGGTGCTTTCCTTAGATATGTTTACGATGAACTTACATATCAGATCGCTAAGAAGGCTGCTGATACACTCATCGCTAAGATCGAGGCTTGCGGAACAGCTTCTACAAACACACCTTCTGTTAATGTAGCAGTTCCAAACGTAGCAGTTTCTGCTATCGCTCTTGATACAATCGCTCAGGCTATCGCTCAGCTTTCTGATCAGGCAGCTAACCCTGTTATCGTTATGAACAAGGGTACATTCGCAGCTTTCAAGGCTGTCCAGGCTGCTGGTTCTTACGGCTATGATCCTTTCGAGGGACTCCCTGTTGTATTCAACAACACAATCGAGACATACGCTGCAGCTACAACTGGTGTTACATTCGCTATCGTTGGTGACTTCGGTGAAGGTGCTATCGCTAACTTCCCTAATGGCGAAGAGATCACAATCAAGTATGACGATCTCTCACTTGCTGAGTCCGACCTCGTTAAGCTCGTTGGCCGTCAGTATGTTGGTCTTGAGGTTGTTGGCCCTAAGTCATTCGTTAAGATTTCTAAGGCTGCTGCTGCAGGCTGATATAAGCCATGAAAGGGGAAAGGTTCTATGGCAAAAATACTGATATGCGTACCTGCTATGGACATGGTGGCGGCTGGGTTTGCCCAGTCGCTTGCCATGCTCCAGAAGGGCGGTCATGAGACTGCAATAATGTTCGAAGTGGGTAGCCTGATATATGAAGCTCGAAACAAGCTCGCTCGTCAGGCTATCAAGATGGGAGCTGATTACACAATGTGGTTCGACTCGGATATGATCTTCCAGCCGGACACGATGGTGAAGCTCATGGAACACAATGCACCGATTGTTTCGGGTGCATATTTCAGAAGGTCTCCACCGTATCATCTTGTCGCTTTCGATAAGTGTGATGCAGAGAACAGAGAATGGACAGATCTTCCGCTCCCGGAAGACACCGTCAAGTGTGGCGGAGTCGGTTTCGGTTGCGTACTGATCAAGACAGATGTTCTCTTTGAGGTGGCAGCTAAGTACAGAACGTGGTTCGAGCCTATGAACGGCTTCGGTGAAGACCTGGCGTTCTGCTGGAGAGCACGTCAGTGCGGATATGACATCCTGCTGGATCCGAAGATTACTTGCGGTCACGTTGGTCATATCGTTGTCAATGAATCTTTCTATAAGGCTTATGCGGAGGGCAAGAACAATGAAAGTAAAAGTTAAAGCTCCGTTCTTTGATGAGAAGGGCATACACAAGAAGGGTGATATTTGTGAAGTAAACAATTTCCGCCCTGAGTATATGGAACTCGTCGAAGAGAAGACGGAAAAGGTTGAAAAGGCTATCAAGACTGATGCCAAGAAGACCACAAGAACAAAGAAAGGCTAAAGATTATGGCAGTCACAGACACATTTCTCGGTAAAGTGAAGACAGCTCTCAGAGTTTCATTCACCAATACGGCTATTGACAATCAGATAAAAGACCTGATCGAAGAGGCTATTCTTGACTTGTGCGAGACTGCCGACATCAAGTCTTTCACTTCGGCAGACGCGGATGCTATGCAGACAGGCGCGGTCATCTCTTATGTGTCGTATAAGTGGTTCAATGAAGAGAGATACTTCACAGCTTATAACGATATGAAGAGCAAGATGGCTCTGTCTGGCAAGTATAGGAGCGTGATGGCCAATGAAGAATAGTGTGTTTCCAATAGATCTGATTGCGATTACCACCGAGAAGGACAGTCTTAATCAGGTAGTTGAAAAGACCAGGACAACAGCATCACTTTACGCTGAATTAAGCTCCGTCTCCCAGACGGAGTTTTTCAGTGGTGGTCGACTTGGTCTCCAGCCTTCCTTGAAGGCCACTATCTATGACTTCGAATACAACGAAGAGCCTATCGTCAAAGTCCATTATTCCGATAGTAAGACAAAGCTGTACTCCGTGTACAGAACTTACTCCGTCGGAGGCTCTGACAAGCTCGAACTGTATCTCGAAGAGAGGGGAGGAACTAAGGATGAACCAAGTACAGATGATAGCTCTTCTGAACACTCTGACTGACATTCCTTCTTTCTATGACCATGCTCCGGTAGGAACGAAACTCCCTTTCGGTGTTATCCATTCAGAACAGCCTGATAACTTCCTGGCTGATAATCTTGTGTACTGCGAGAAGTGGAACTTCCGATTCGACCTTTATACAGTCGAAAAGGACCTCACTCTTGAAGCCAAGATAAAGAAGCTCTTAAACGATAACGATATTGCCTGGCAAAAGACAGAGCAGTACATCGATTCGGAGCAGGTTTGGGAAGTCGAGTTTGAGTTCGAGGTCCTCGGTAATGAGGATCCACCTACTCCACCTACACCGGAACCTACTCCAGAGCCTACTCCTGATGATCAGGAAGGCGGTGAGGATGATGGCTAAGAAGAGAGGAACTCATCACAGAAGTGGTAACGAGGAAGTTGTAATCGTTCTCGGAACTGGTGTCTCAGGCACTGGTTATCTTGGAGGACTTGCAAAGACTATCCAGGAAGAACTCATGGAAGTCGGAGTTGCTTGCAACGACGATATGCAGGAGGTCTTTGATGAAGTCGGCAAGGAAGCTGCCAAGAAACTCAGAGAGACTTCACCAGTTAATCCCAGAGGCAGTCAGTCCGGCAGATATGCGAAAGGCTGGGTGTACGAAAGAGGCAAGGGAACTTATAACAACCGAGGGAAGATTCATGGAGTTGTCAGGAACAAGACTGATCCTCAGCTCACACATCTTCTTGAGTATGGTCATCCTCTTATCCGTAACGGAGAGAAAGTTGGAGAAGCACAACCACAGGAGCACATCAGCCCCGTAGCTTCCTGGGTATATAACGAAATCGGGGAAAGATTAGAGAAAAAATTAGGAGGAAACTGATATGGGTGCAAACAAAGTTAAGTATGGACTCAAGAATGTTCATTATGCACTTGTTACAGAAACCGTTGTTACGACAGGAGCTGATGCAGGCAAGACTGTCTCCAGCTATGGAGAAGTTAAGGCTCTCGCTGGTGCTGTTTCACTCTCCATGTCCTCTACGGCTTCAAAGTCTGTCTTCCGTGCTGACGATAGTGATTACTACGTCTCCTATGGTGAAGGCGGTTATGAGGGCGATCTCGAAGTTGCTCGCGTAAACGAAGACTTCTTGAAGGATGTTCTCGGTTACGTTGAAGACAATGATAAGATCCTTGTCG